AGCCATAACTGTGTGATACTCTCTAATCATTAGTGACATACTTGCACCTAGTTCTTCTAATCCTCTACCTGTTGCAAAGCTAAGTGGGCTTTGTGAATCATCAGATACAGGATAAGAACCACCAACACGAAGTTGTCTTTCTATTCTGTCTATTTGTTGAAATATTTGATAAGGAACATTAGATGCAGGTTTACTAACTTGTGTACCTGGAGCTAAATAGTTAACAGCAAATCTACCTTTACGATATTGTCCTGATTCTATCTCACCAGATATGTTTGTTTCTGTAAAGACTGCATCTTCCATAGCTATTATGGACATAACATTAATCTTTGCCATAGAAGCCATAAGTCCTATGATCTGGTCGTACTGTCCTTGCATTCTGTCAAAAGCAAATTTCTTTGCAATAACAAACGCAGGTCCACTATCTAGTGGGTTTGGTATGAAGTCAAGAATAGTTGCAGAGGTCATATGGAAAATGTATGTGCCTTCTTCGTTATAATACTCTGCTACTAAATCTCCTTCACCATTTGAGTTAGCCCAAGAACCATTGTAAGAATCTGTGTAAGCAGAAGCATACGCATTACCAATACCTAATGTATTAGTTTCATATCCATCTTTAGCCATAATCTTTTCTGCTGATTTAGGATAAGTTCTTGCAAGAGCTTCTTTAGGAACTCTACGAACAATAGCCATTTCTTTTGGTTGTTGATCTGCACCAAAATAACCAGGAAAACAGTTGTAAGGGTCACGAAGTTCTGCACAAGGATAAGGAGTTCCATCTGGACCTTTCTTTTCTCTAATAACCCATACAGCAAAACCATAACCAGGTAGCCATCTACCTACTTGTGGCATTTGTAAATCTAGTTTTTGTGTATCATCATACGAAGTTACAATACGAGCTATCTTATCTGCTTTAGCTCTAGCTCTGTCAGAATCTTTATTGTTAGGTACATCTACCTTTAAATTAGGAATACGACCTATCTTTTGTGATAAATGCTCTAGTCCTGACATCATTAAGTTAGGTACTGGTATTTGGAAATCTTGAAAACCTTTTATTTGGTCGCCAAGTAATGCAAGTAAACCATCAGGTCCACCATTCATAATTGCACGAATACGCCCTCTTGTAGAGTATGCACTTTGATTGTCATAGTGCAACTGTGTTATTTGATATTGTATTTCTTCTGGTGTCACTTTAACCCCAAGGGCTTTCGTTCATATCGCTTAAATCCCACTCTCCAAAACTTGGTTCATAATCTAATCCTACTTCAGCTAGTCTTTCTTTTTGTAATCTCCTAATTACTCTCATAGGAAACCAACTAGCCATAACAACATCTGACTTATTATTTCTACCAGATTGCTTACTAGCACCTGTAGAAAAATAAATTAGTTGTCTACGATATATATTACTCTTAGTTTCACTTTCTGCACTACCATAAGGCAAACTAATTAATTCCTCTTTAAACAATTCTCTCATACTTCCAACGCCAAAGATAGGATCAAACTTGTTTTTTTGTGTCTGATGTCCTTCTAAATAAATACCCATTCTTGCACAATACTCTTTTAAATCTTTATCTTGTCGTATAGCTCTCTGAAATCCGTTCTCCTCTATAACCCAATGTGCAAGATTATATTTTTCGTGCCATTTTTTTATAGTTTCTTTTGCCTGTATAATGCCACCACCTTGTTCGTTCTCTATATCTACCATATACATTTTTCCTGTTTCAGTATTTATAGCCCACAAAAACGCAGCTTGATAACCTGTAGAAGCTGGGTCTAATCCTGCTACTAAGTGACAACCAGCAGGTATGTGTCCTACTGTTCTGTTTACATCTCTACACAAATCTACTTCTTCTACATCAAACATTGTAATACCATCAACAAATGCTTTGTTTAGATATACCATTTCAAATATTGCTTTACCACCTGTAGTTTCAGCAGCTTGTAAACGAGATAGTAACCATTTGTAACTACGCTTACTTGCCCACAGCATACAATCTGTATGTAACTCTATATCGTTTTCTGGAAGTACACATTCTGTACTATGTGCTTCTTCTACTATCTTTTCCATCTGTGGGTTTTCTAATAAAAAGTTATATAAATCTTCAGGGTGCTGTCTTGAACCTATAACAACAATAGCTGTGTGTTCCTCTTTACGAGATGACAAAGTAGTTGTCCACCATTGTCTTGTCTGTTCTCTAGCACTAGGTTGTATTGTTGTGCTATGGTCCTCAATGTCATCTGCAATAATCAAGTCACAGTCACGAGATAGAATCTTACCACCTTTACCTACAGCAACCATAGTAGGTGACTTAATACCAGTTACAGTTCTATTTGCTACAGTAAACTGTCCTGATGTCCAAGATTTACCTGACCTGCTTTTTGGTTTAAATGTTTCTCCTGGACCACAAAAATCCTCTATAAGTTTTTCGTTATGTTCTAAGTGATCTACTACAGCACCTACAGCATTTTTTGCTATCTCCTCATTACCACCAACCCACATAATTCTTACATTGGGATTTTTACATATCTGCCATACAGCAAAGTGTGTAAGTAAGTCTGTTTTGCCGTGTCGTGGTGGAGAGAGAATCATTTGTTCGCCACCTTCATCTATAGCTTTAAGTATTGATTTAATCCATCTTTGATGAAAGTCTGCTGTTTCGTATGGATCGCCTGTTTCTGTCTGAAAATACCTATCTCTAAAATCTTCAAATTTTCCTAATGACTTAATAGCTTCATCAGGTGTTGCCCAGTCTTTTTGTAACTCTAAATTATCTTTGTCCACTAAGTATGCTTCGTGCATCTTAGTTACAACTGATTTGTTTACTCCGTATATATCAGCTACAGCAGTCTTAGCAATTAAGTTTTGTTCTACTTCTGCTGCAAAGTTTTCTATATAATCCTGATAATACTCTCCACGAGTAACAGTCATCTGTGTTGTAAAATCTTTTTTCTTTTTTTCTTTAGATCGTTTATGTTGTGCTTTACGACTGCATTGAACATTACAGTATTTTTTATTATTATGTTTAGCTGTAAATTTTTTTTCACAACCAGGATTAGCACAAGTTTTGCGTTCAGCCATTATTTTTTCTTTGGAAGTCTTTTAATCTTTCCATTTTCTGTTCTAGCAAACCTGTGTGTTTTAGTTTCTCTACTAGGAATTAGAGTTCCATAGTATCTCTTGCCACCCCACATCCAACTTACTCTTGCCATTATTTTCCTACTTTCTTTTGTGCATTTTTATGTGCTTTACTAAATGATGTTCCTCTTTTCATAGAGTTAGTCATATATTGTAAATGTTTTTTTGTATGATGCACAGAATGTTTTTTCATAGTCTGTTGTTGTCTTTTAGTTAAACTAGATACATCTACACCTTTAATTTTCATTTTATTACCAATCTCTACAAGCCCAGTAACGAGCAGTAGTCTTATCTTTTGCAGTAGAACACTTATGCCTAGCACGGAATGAAGCTCTTGCTTTAGGATTACTTTTACGAACAGGCATATTCGGATCACCAAACATTACCTTCTTTACTTTCCCATTAGACATAACAAAAACTTTTTTGGATTTACGACCATATCCTGGTTCGCCTTTCCTAATAGCACTAGGGCTATTTAGCTTAACCTTCATTCCTCGCCATTCAGCCATTAACTATCTTCTGCCTTTTTTCTTTCCAGATTTCTTTTTCTTCTTCTTATATCCGTACATAAGTTTGCTTTCTCCTAACTATACTATATCTTGTATGAGTGATTATATAAAAGGAAATAAATATCCTAATCATAAACCCTCTACTTCTTATAGTAGTGGAAGAATTTGTTTGGAGGAAACCTGCGATACTGTTATATCAAAATATAACAAGTATAGATATTGTAATGCTCATAAAACAAAAACATACCCTCGTATTAAAGGAAGAAAAAAGCCTGAAGGGTTACAAAAGCCGAAGGCTTAAAAAAAATTTTTTTATTCAAAGAATCCTACAACATCATCTACAGAACAACTAGAACATAATCCATCAGTAAGTTGATCTTGCCAGTAAGGGTTAAGACATTGGTCACAATCTTCTACTGGTATTTCAGACATAACCCTAGTCTAGCTAGGGTATATTGGTTAATCAAACAGGGAAGTTGATACTCATTAGAAATGAGTAATTTCATTATATACCATAACAGAAACTAAGTCAATAAACAAAACCCCACCTCGGGCAAGAAGCAGGGCTCTGTTCCGTATACAGTTGTCCAAACTGTTATGAAAGAAAAAAGAATTTAACTTAAATCAACAAACACAAAGTCTATATGATTAGCTATCTTTCTTTTTCTAATCGTATCCTCATACGATACTAAGGACTATCCTTAGATGATTTGTATATTAATAAATCTGTGATACTATGACAACAACAAACAAGATATTTCTCCAGCTTTTAGAAAGAGATATTGGA